TCGACCTGTTCTGTGTATAAGTCCACCACCCACTGATGCATTTTTAATAGGATCACGATAACCACTTGTGAGAGATAAAAACTTTTGATTATTTTTTGTCCCAAACCCTGATCGTGGGCCTTCATATCTATCATCTGCATTGTTACACCATGCGTTTGCTATCTCTACCATTATGTCACCTAACTCTGAACGAATACGTCCATCTGCATTTGTCCAAACTAACAGTGGACTAGAATATTCTTTCTCAACAAACGCACTATCAAAGTCACTACGGTCAGGATATATGTTACCGAGAGAACCCCCACTCGGGCCAAACTTATTAGGAGTCTTTGCCTTTCTCAAATTTGCTGAGGTCTGTTCTGAGTGTTCTGGTATCAGTGAGTCTGCCTGACTCTTAGTGCAATGCCAGTTGAGTCGGTGTATCTGTCTTTTTCTTAGATTCCAAAAATCACCATCACCACCAGGCCAATCATTTGTATATCTTTGAACTGTATTACCTTTTACAACTTTTGTATATTTTTTCCAATCTCGTTGAACTTCTGCAATTTGTGGATCAGAGGTATCACTATCAAAGTTATTCCACTCACCAATGTATCTTTCACCTGATTTGTTTTCTAAAACATTATCTGAATAATCATCTGGTGTACCAGACGATTCACCATCCTCTAATGGTTCAGATGCTCTCTCAGGTGTATTGATATACATTGACTCCACTGTATTGTCAACTTCAGTATTAACTGGAGCCCAAGGTTCAACATCAAGTTTAGTTGCAATAGGATTGGTGGTTGCAAACAGAGCTGGGTTTGGACTCTCAACCTCTTCTACTGTTCCACCCTCATCTGTTGTTCCCTTGTTTAGATTGACAGTCGCAGATTGAATGTCAACCTCAGTGGTTGCATCTAAGTCAAGTGTTCCTGTAATCAAAGTTTTCTGACCACCAGTAAAAGTTTCCTCTACTGCCTTTGTGACTTTGGTAATAAGTTTTTGATTGTATGTTTCATTGACTGCTTGTTCAAAGGTAGGTGAGTCTTCATCAGGGTCACCTACTACGTTTACATTTTTAATCAGACCTACAGTCTCAGTTGTTGTTCCAGTAATTTCTGTGTCTACAGTGTTGGTAGTGTCTGTTCCATATTTTTGTTCTATATTACCAGCAACATTTTGATTCATATCCTTTGCGTATTTAATAACCACATTCTCATGAACCTCTTGAGTGTAGTCTCCTACGATAACTTCATTTTTATTTTTACCGACTATGATATTCCAATCGCCTGCGATGGAAGTGTTACAGTCTGCATCAATCGTTAAGTTTACTGTTCCTTTTACGTTTACATACTCATCACCAGCAATCACCTCATAGTTATTTCCAACGATACGAGTTCGTTTAGTTCCGTTTGAGTCTACCTCATGAAATGTTCCTGATGTGTGATACTCATGGATTCTTTCAAATCCAGGCGTGTCATCGTATTCTTTTATGTGTCCTGATTCTGATTCAAAGACATGGTTCTTAGGATAGAGTGCATTGTAAGGACTTGGTGGTTCATTCCATGTTCCACCATTAGAGTCATTAACACCAAGTGTTCTTCCAGTTGGATTGTAGTCAGGACTATCTGGATCACCATTGAAACTCTTATCTTTTTTACCAATCACTTCGTGTTGTCTGGTTGGACTGTTTCTTGCAAGTCGATTGATGTCACTTTCTTCTATTGAGTGACCAGAGGGTGAATGAAACGCAGCTGGGTAAACTCCGTTTGGATCGTTGAATCCTTTATCTG